GCCCGCGCCAACACCGGCATCCGCTCCGGCATCAAGGGCCTCTATGACGGCTTCATCGGCTCGCTCACGAGCATGTTCGTGTTCTTCGTCGTCGGCGCCGCCGTCCTTGCCATCATTGAGCACACCCTGATCAAGTCCCCTGAGGGCATCGGCTTCTGGAAGCTGCTTGCCCTCGGCCTCGGCGCCATCCTCGCCGAGCTGCTGGGCCTCAAGAACGCGATCATTGCCTGGCATTCCGCCCGTGCCGGCGCCATGCTGGGCTGGGTTGGGATCTGGCTTTTCGGCTTCCTGTTCAGTTTCTACAACGCGATTGGCTCGGCTTCTGAGCATCAGGCCAAGCGCGAGAGCCTGCAGAAGGCCGCCTTCAACGCCACCGGCGACACCCGCGCCGAGCAGGACCGCGCCCTTGCCGCCCTCAAGGCCGAGCAGGCCAACGTGAAGACCCTCAAAGAGCGCATCTGGGCGCCGAACCCTGAGGTCGACGGCAAGCCTGTCGCCACCCCTGAGGCCGCCGAAGCTCTGATCAAGGGCATGGAGGCCAACACCCGCTTTTGGGTCACGCTCACTGAGGGCTGCACCAAGACCGCCGGCACGCAGACCCGCAAGTTCTGCAAGGACTACGCCGACGCCAAGGCTGCCAAGGTGGATCTGGAGAGCCGCGGCCGGGACCGCGAGGCCCTGACCAAGGGCGAGGCCCAACTCACCGCCGCCCAGCTCAAGTACGACCAAGCCCGCACTGCCGTTCGGGACACCAAGGTCGCCACCGCCGAGCACACCCCGTTCGTCCACACCGTCGCTTACGTCACCGGCATGGCCCCCGAGAAGATCGCCGTGCTCGAACCCGCACAGACCTCGCTCACCAACATGATGCTGGTCTCCCTCGCCGGCTTCATCATCGGCCTCGGCATGGTCCAGGGTAAGCCCCGCACCAAGTGGTTCCGCACCGGCAACCTGACCGCATGGCTCGCCGGCCGCGAGCCCGCCGCCCCGTCGAACATCATGACCATCGAGCGCCAGGAGGTCCATCACACGGACGAGTCCCTGAAGCGCTGGCTCTCCGAGCTCCAGAAGCGCGGCCTCAACACCGCACAGGTGGCGGCTTGATGACGGGAGAAAACGGTCCTCGCCTTGAGATGTGGGCACTGGACCGCATCAAGCCCTACGAGAAGAACCCTCGCACCCTGCCCGACAAAGCCGTGGCCAAGGTTGCAGGGAGCCTCAAGACGTTCGGCTTCCAGAAGCCCATCGTGGTCGATGAAGCCGGCGTCATCATTGCCGGCCACGTGGTCTACAAGGCCGCCCAGCAGGCCGGATTCACTCGCGTCCCGGTGGTGATCAGCTCGCTCGACGCCAAGGCCGCCAAAGCCTACCGACTCGCCGACAACCGCACGGCTCAAGAGACAGACTGGCTCGACGACCTGCCCCGCCAGGAGGTGACGGCCCTCGACGACGACGGCTTTGACCTAGCCTCCCTTGGCTTCGACGACCGCGAGCTGCAGAAGCTCCTGTCCGACGACGAGGAGATGGCCCGCGCCGAGGAAACGCCGGAACCGCCGGCCAACCCTGTCACCGTCGAAGGCGATGTCTGGCTGCTTGGGAACCACCGCATCATCTGCGGCGACAGCACCAAGGCCGACGTGGTCGACAAGGTGCTGGCCGGCGTCAAGCCGCACCTGATGGTCACGGACCCGCCGTACGGAGTGAAGTACGACGCCTCGTGGCGCGATGAGCGGATGGGCAAGACGGGCGTAACGGGCACGGCCAAAGGCAAAGTGCTCAACGACGATCGCGCCGACTGGCGTGAGGCGTGGGCGCTCTTTCCCGGCGAAGTAGCCTACGTCTGGCATGCAGACCTGCATGCCAGAGAGGTGGTGGAGAGCCTTGAGTCCTGTCAGTTTCGGATGCGTGCTCAGATCATATGGGCAAAGAGTAGCCTGGCGATGAGCCGAGGGCATTATCACTTCCAGCACGAGCCATGTTGGTACGCTGTCCGTGAAAAGAGCGGGGCGACAGCCCATTGGTGCGGCGCTCGCGATCAGTCCACCCTCTGGAAGATCGACAAGCCCCAGAAGTCCGAGACCGGCCACAGCACCCAGAAGCCCGTCGAGTGCATGCGCCGCCCGATCATGAACAACTCGTCCCCCGGCCAAGCCGTCTATGAGACCTTCTCTGGCTCCGGCACCACCATCATTGCCGGAGAGATGACCGGCCGCCACGTCTACGCCATCGAGCTAAACCCGGCTTATGTCGATGTCGCCGTGAAGCGCTGGCAAGACTTCACCGGGCAGAAGGCTACCCTCGAGGGCGACGGCCGAACGTTCGAGGAGATCGACTCTGCCCGTTACGACAAGACCGGCGCCAAGGACGACAGCGCCAAGTCCTACGACACCGCTATTGACGCCCTAAGGCAGAAGCACATCGAGACTGCTCATGTCCCTGAATAGCGAGCCCAAGATGGTTGCCGCCGAAACGCAGGAAAGCCTGCCGGAACCGAAGGCCAAGACGGGCCGTCCCATAGGGGCCACCAAGCTCAAGATCAGTGACGAAATCATCAAGCAGATCGAAGGCTTGGCGCGCATTCAATGCACGATGAAGGAAGCGGGCGCGGTCTTGGGCGTAAACGAAGTGACGTTCAGCCGTTTTCTGCAAGCACATCAAAAGGCTATGGACGCGTGGCAGCACGGCAAGGAGACCGGTAAGGCCTCCCTGCGCCGCAACCAGTTCAAGATGGCCGAGCACAACCCCACCATGGCGATCTGGCTGGGCAAGCAGTGCCTGGGCCAGAAGGATCAGGTGGCCTTAGGCGGAGACCCCGAGAACCCGTTGTTCCCCGCCCGCATCGAGGTCGTCGTTGTCGACCCGCACGCTAAGGACTGAGGTCCCCCGCAAGCTCGCCCCCCTCCTGCATCCGGCCCGGTACAAGGGCGCACACGGGGGCCGCGGCGGGGGCAAGTCGCACTTCTTCGCCGAGCAGCTGATCCTGCGTTGCTACCGTGAGCCGACCCGAGCAGTGTGTATCCGTGAGGTGCAGAACTCCATTCGGGACTCGGTTCGGCAGCTGCTGGTCGACAAGATCGCCAAGTTTGGGCTGGAGCCGTGGTTCGAGTGCCTGGAGACTGAGATCCGATCCAAGAACGGGTCGCTGATCATCTTCCGGGGCATGCAGGCCTACAACGCGGAGAACATCAAGTCGCTCGAGGCCTATGACCTGGCCTGGGTGGAAGAAGCGCAGTCGCTGTCCGAGGTTTCGCTTCGCATGCTCCGCCCGACGATCCGCAAGGACGGGTCGGAGATGTGGTTCAGCTGGAACCCCCGCCACGACACCGACGCGGTCGACAAGCTGCTGAGGGGAGCCGACAAGCCGAAGGACGCCATCGTCGTCGAGATCAACTGGCAGGATAACCCGTGGCTCAGCCCGGTCCTGCGGGACGAGATGGTGCGGGACTATGAAGCCGACCCGGAGATGGCCGACCACGTCTGGGGCGGCAATTACCAGATCGTCAGCGAGGGCGCCTATTACGCCAAGCTGATCGCAGCGGCGGAAAAGCAGGGGCGGGTGGGCAACTTCCCGCACGACCCAAGCCGGCCGGTGCACACGAGTTGGGACTTGGGCGTGGACGATGCCACGGCCATCTGGTTCTGGCAGGAAGACGGTCTTAAGGCCACGGTCATCGATTATTACGAAGCGTCGGGAGATGGAGCCGACGACATCGTGGCGGCCGCCCTGCCGGAAATCTTCAAGGCTCCCCCATGGGAGGAGCGGTTCGTCGGGTGGAGCGCGGACATGGCCCTGCGCACCCTCGGCCGGTCCAAGCCGTATCGGTACGCAGATCACTACTTCCCGCATGACATCAAGATGCGGGAGTGGGGCGTCGGCGGCAGGTCACGGATCGAGACCATGGTCGGTCTAGGCGTGCGAGGGATCAGGAAGGGCGTCGCGGTCAATCCCGCCGACCGCATCGCCGCCGCGCGCCGCCTGCTGCCGATGACCTATTTCCACGCGTCCCCTCGTGTGGAGCAGGGACTGAAGAAGCTCCGCCGCTATCGCCGCAAGTGGAACGACGCACTGAACAGTTACACGACGCCGCTGCATGACGAGAACAGCCATGCGGCAGATGCGTTCGGAGAGTTCGCGATCAACTGCAGCATCCAGGCGCCGCTGCCGAAGCCAGAGGCCAAGGTCACGCTGCGCCAGCCGACATTGAACGAGATTGTTCAAGAGCATGACTTCCGCATGTCAAACAGGTCAGGACGCATTTGATGGACCTCTCCGCCGCTATCAACAAAGCCATGTCCAAGTCGGAGGACGGTGACGACGCGCAAGAGGCGGCCATGATGGGCGAACTCAAGGCGCTGGTGCTGATGCTGAAGGACATGGCGCCGTCGCCCGACATTGCCAAGCGGGCCGAGGCTGCCGCTGCCATGATCGACACCTACACCGCCGACGAAGCCAAGGATGCTGAAGGCGAGCAGATGGGCGGGATGAAAGCGTGAGCACGCAACCCACCGGCAACGACACCATCGAGCGCCGCGGCGAGCACGA